GCTGACGCTGAAGCCTTCCATGCTGGCGGAGTAGCGGTCGTCGGGAATCAGCACGCCGACGAAGCAGGCCAGCCCATCGTGCGAACGATATGCACAGTGCTCGTCGTTCGGGTAGAGCAGGCTGCGCCGCTGATCACGGGCGCGTTCGCAGATCTTGTACACCATCGTCTGGATGTCCATCTGTCTGTCTCCTTGCGGTTTCGGCCTAGGTCTGTGGCCTCGTCAGGCAGTAGCACCACTACTGCGACCGCGCTGCGCTCAGGCGCGCAGCAGCCGGGCCATGATCTGCTCGGCCAGCTTCGCCGCCGCTGCTGCGACCACCTTGTCGAAGCAGATCTGCCCAGCAATCTGCTCGGCAGCACTGTCGATCACTGCGCTTTCGTCGATTGCGTCCTTGAGGTTGTCGGCCATCTGATCGAAGTCGATACGGTCGAGGATATCGCACTCGTCCAGCTTGTCTGCGACCTTCTGCGCAATGTCCTCGTGATCTACCTGCTCGGCAGCGCGTGCCACTACGGCGGTGCGCAGCCGCTCGCTGTCCACCAGCCGGTCCACGGCCCGGTCCAGCAGGTTCTCGCGCTCGTCGGTAATGATGGCCTCGGCGACCTGCGCGGCGGCGTCCTTCTGGACCTGCTCAGACAGCGGCTCGGACAGCGGCGGCGACGACCGCACCACAATCGGCGAGTCGGCGACAGCGCGCAGCGCGACGGCGAGGGAATCGAGGGAGGCGAGGATCGACGCGATCTGATCTTGGTGCATAGCTATCTATCTCCTATTGACTCGAGGTTTCGGATATCAGGCAACGAAGGGGATGACGAAGCCGCTGGTGTCGCGCTTAGCCTTGCCCTTGGCGAGCAGGCCGACGATGACACCCTGCGGATCGAGGAAGCGAAGGTCGGTTGCGTCGCCGTTGATGACGCGGCGACCGGCGAACGTATCAGGCAGCCGCTTGGCAAAGACGACCGCGACGTTGGCCGTGCTCGGAAGCCGCAGCAATGCCGCGCCGTTGGTCTCGCTGCGGCTGAATGTCAGCGAGTAATTGGCGGGCAGCTTTTCGGTCATTCTGTGCTCCGCCTTTGTGTAATCGTAAAAGGTGACATCGGGGAATTGCGCGAACAATTCCGGCGCGACGCGCTCCCACGGGATATCGCTGGTGCCGTTCAGCCGAACGGCAGGGCGGACGCCAAGGCGAGCGCACTGGCGGACATGCGCCGCGATGTCCTTGGTGCAGGATGGCGGTGTGATAGCCAAGGGCGATTCCCTTGGCGGTCTTCGGGTTTCCAACGGTCAAGAGGTCCATTGTTCAATCTCCTATTGGCAATGGGGTTATGGCGAAACCGTCGCCAAGCGGAATGGTTGGGCGTCATTATGTGCCGACGCCCCGGCACGTTAGTGTGATTAGATATTTCCGAAGATATGTTCGGAGCATTGTGCGCAATCTGGCGCACGCTAGATATGTGGCGATTACGTCGCCAGCGACCGGTCCGCGCACAATTGCGCCATTCGGTTGCCAGGGGGGGCCGTATTCCCCCCCCTATTGGTCGAGCGGGGCCGTGACGAGCCGCCGCTACGTCGCCATGCGCGCCAGTTTTCGCGAGGCCATAGGCTTCGCGAGGGCATCCGCACCGACTCACCGAGTTGTCAATTGTCACAGGCAGTAGGCTCACAGGGCCGACCCGTCGCGGGCACCGGCAACGCATCACTGCGTGACCACCGCGACCCCCCGCGCCGTTCCAGGCGCAAGGGGAGACCGTCCCGCCCCCCCCTTGCGGGAGGTGCGACGACGGGGAACATCCTCGCACACTATCGACCCTAACGGAAAGGAATCTTGAGAGAAAACGAGAGAAGGCGAGACAGAAGCGGACGCAAGCCCAGCGGTTTCAACGGGTTACGACGACGAAAGAAAAGTGATTTTGCCCCCTACTTTCTTCGTCTCGCCTTCTCAAGTTAGGGTCTACTTTCGCGATGTTCGCGATCCGTTAGGGGATCCCTGGAGGCTCTCGAGGACTCGGGCAGAATTGCCGAGTCAAGAGAAATCCGGTCGGTCGGGCGAAATACCCTACCCCAGCAACGCTCGGCAAATCTTCCCTGTCAAGAGGAAAGATTGCAGTCGGGAAAAGTTCCCTACCACTATCTGCGTGCTATTGCGCAATGCTCGCGATTATGTCACAATCACACTGTCACGCTATGAAGCCTAACAACGCAATGCGTCGCGCCATCATCGCTCACGCTAACAAGGGCGGGACGGAAGAAGGCCCGCCAATCATCCCCACAAGGGCAAAGCGCAAGGGCCGACCGCCGCTATCGGTCAATTGGCAGCTGGCGCACGTAGTCCTTGCTAGGCTCGCAGAAGGGGAATCACTGCGAGATATCTGCCGAACAAAGGGATATCCTAAGGAGTCCGCAATTAGAGAATGGGCAATCGCAGATAGTGAGTTCGGGCAGGCTTTTCTAAGGGCAAGGGCTATCGGCTTCGAATGCAATGCGGAAGAACTAGAACAATGGGCGAGCAGTCAGCCCGCCGACAATACCGAAGCGCAATGGCAGCGCACTAGGATCGAAACGCGCAAATGGTTGCTAGCTAAGCGTTTACCAAATGTATTTGGTGACGTTCGAAACGTCCAGCATAGCGGCGGCGTCGCATTGCAGGTCGTGACTGGCGTTCCTATCAACAACGCAAAGGGAACGGAGGTAGACGACCAATCACGAAACCTGTCACCGGAATTGGAATTCTCGGAGGAATTATTGGCGATTGATGATAGCGGCGACGGCGACGATGATGGCGCAGCCGATGATAGAGCAGACAATCAGGGCGGCAATGATGCCGACAGTGAAGGTGGCAATGATGCGGAGCAATGACGCGCCAATGATCGACGATTGCGAATCGCTAGCGATCAATTGCGAAACCCTGACGCGCCAGGGCTTGACGGACTGGCAAGCTGCCCCCCCGGGGGCCTTCGCGCATGGGGGTGCGCCCCAACCGTGAGCCGCTCGCGTGTGGTATCCCTCTCCTACCTGCCGAGAGCATGGCAAAAGGTTTGTCACGAAAGTGTACGCCGGTTTACGGTCTTGGCTTTGCATCGACGGGCTGGGAAGACGGAGTTAGCCTTGATGCAGTTGATCGACCGGGCCTTGAAATGCACGGTAGAGCTAGGTGCGTTCTTTTATGTAGCTCCGTACCTCAAGCAGGCGAAGGCGATTGCCTGGGGGCGGTTGAAGCAGCGGATCCATCCCTTGATTGGGGCTGGGGCTGTTACGGTGAACGAGGCCGAACTGAGCGTAACGTTCGCGCACAACAAGGCAGCGATCCGTATTTTTGGTGCTGACAACCCTGATGCGATGCGTGGCGTGCGGTTGGACGGGGTGGTTGTGGACGAGGTGGCTCAGATCAAGCCGGAGGTGTGGTTTGACATCTTGCAGCCTGCCTTGTCTGACCGGCTGGGGTGGGCTTTGTTCATCGGGACTCCGGCTGGGGTGAACCTGTTCTCGGAGCTTTTCTTTGCTGCGAAGGGGAAACCGGACTGGCACTCAGCGGTTTGGACGGTTTACGACACGGAGGCGATTGTCCCTGAGGAGGTCAAGCGACTGAAGGAGTCGATGCCGGAGACCTCGTTCTCCCGAGAGTACCTTTGCGACTGGGCGGCTAGTGGCGAGGACCAGTTGATCAGCCTGTCGGATGTGACTTCGTCGGCTCAGCGGGTGTACTCGGAGCATGACTTGTTGCAGAGTCCTAGGGTGATTGGGGTTGACCCTGCCCGGTTTGGTGACGACCGGACGGTGATTATGCAGCGGCAGGGCCAGCAGGCCATGACCCCGATCATCATGCGGGGGTTGGACAACATGGCCGTAGCCAGCCGTGTGGCGCATCTTATCGAGGAGTGGAAGCCGGATGCCGTGTTCGTGGACTTGGGGGCTGGCTCTGGCGTAATCGACCGACTGAGGCAGCTTCAGTACGATGTGATCGAAGTGCCGTTTGGCGGGCGGGCGAACAACCACACGCTGTACATGAACAGGCGCACGGAGATGTGGTGCCTGATGGCGGACTGGGTCAAGAACGGGGGGGCGGTTCCGCCGGACCAGACCCTGATTCAGGAGCTTGCCACCCCTATCTACTGGTTTGATGCGACTGGGCGGAAGTGCTTAGAGACCAAGGACCAGATCAAGAAGCGGTTGCAGGGTGGTGCTAGCCCTGACTTGGCCGATGCTTTGGCTTTGACCTTTGCTGCGCCAGTGCGTAAAAAGCTTTTGCTTGACCCGATTGAAGCCCTAATCTCAAAGAGGAACCGGAGTAATGGCGAATACGACCCGTACGCCGAACTTTCGAAGACTAGCTACAAACTTGGACGTTGAGCCGGTCTTGAAGCAGTTGGCCCAGCGGGGCGAGCTTTGGGATGTGGTCACCATCCGGCAGGACTTTCCCAGTAGTCCGCACCGGATGACCAGGACCATCTACCTTCGGGGGCCGGAGAAGTTTACGTTCCACGACTACCAGGAGGAACTGACCAGCCTGGACTACTGGACCCTGGAGGAGTTGGCTCCTTCGGTCGTCCCGCTGATGCGGGAGGTGCTGGTAGACATCCTCGACTGCAAGGAAGTCGGGCGAGCCATGATCGTCGGGCTAAGTGCCAAGGGGACGGTTGCCCCTCACATCGACGAAGGCAAGTACGCAGACCACTTCCATCGGTTCCACATCTGCTTGCGTGGCGGACCCAAGAGCACACTAACTGTTGGGGGTAAGACGGTCAGCATGAAGCCCGGCGAGCTTTGGTGGTTCAACCACAAGAATGCAGCTTGCGCCAAACTGGGATCTCTACGAGCGGCTAGAGAAAGGCGACTTGCTTCTTGTTATTTCTGCGTGGGACGAAACAAAGTTAGTCGGCTATAGTGTATCATTCTTAAGCCATCACCTGCACTACCGTCACATGCTTTACGCGCAGAACGACGTTCTGTTCGTTAGCAAGGAGTATAGGCGAGGTAAGCTTGGACTTGCGTTGATTCGCGAGACGGAAAATCTTGCAAGGCAGCGTGGAGCCAAGCTGATGCTGTGGCATGCTAAGCAAGGCACGGCATTAGACGCTTTAATGCCTCGGCTTAAGTACCAAGTACAAGACATCGTTTACAGCAAGGAACTCTAATATGGCTGTTACTGCTATCATTACATCGGCTGCCATTAGCGCGGACCAACAGTACCAACAAAAGGAACGCGAGCGCAAGGCCATGAACAAGCAGGACCGGGAACAGCAGGCGTCGCAGCGATCCGCTGCCATTGCTGCTGGTCGCGAGATGGAGAATGCCAAGAGCTTGCAGAACAAGCAGAACCGTAAGCCGTTCGTTCAGAACGCTGAGCAGCTTGTTAAGCCGACCGGCACGATGATGACCGGTGGTGCTTCGACGGGTAATGCTGGCGGCGGTTCGTCTATGCTTGGTGGCTACTAATATGATGTACCCAGCGAACAACGAAACCGGCAAGCGCACCCCGCGAGATCGGATTCTGACTCGCTGGGCATCGCTTAAGAGCGAGCGAGCCACCTGGATCGAGCACTGGCAGGAGATCACCAACTACCTGCTGCCGCGCAAGGTCGCTACTTCGTGCAGGATCGCAACAAGGGCACTAAGCGGCACAACAACATCTACGATAATACCGGCACGCGCAGCCTGCGAGTTATGGCCGCAGGCATGATGGCCGGTGCTACTAGTCCGGCTCGCCCCTGGTTCCGCTTAACCACGGCAGATCCTGAACTCAACAAGTATCATTCTGTCCGTGTTTGGCTTGACGATGTCGCCAAGCGGATGATGCGAGTGTTTCAGCGCAGCAATACCTACCGCGCACTCCATCAGATCTACGAGGAGATCGGCGCGTTTGGCACTGCTTGCAATCTATTGCTGCCTGATATGGATCGTTTGATCCATCACTACCCGATCACTACTGGTGAGTTTGCGCTTGCGTCAGACTACCAGGGCAAGGTGTGTACGATGTATCGGGAGTTTGACAAGACCGTTGCCGAGGTGGTCAAGGAATTTGGCTACGAGAATTGCTGTCATGCTACCAAGAACATGTACAACAATGGTAGCCTGGATCAGTACGTCACTCTGATTCACGCCATTGAGCCACGCGAAGATCGCGATCCCAAGAAGCGCGACGCGTTAAACATGCCGTGGCGTAGCTGCTACTTTGAGCTTGGCAGCGATAACTCGCATTACCTGCGTGAGTCTGGCTTCCGCGAGTTTCCGGTGCTGGCTCCGCGCTGGGCGGTTGCGGGTGGCGATGTCTATGGCCACAGCCCCGGCATGGAAGCTCTTGGCGACATTAAGCAGCTTCAGCACGAGCAGCTTCGCAAGGCGCAAGCCATCGACTATCAAACCAAGCCGCCGCTGCAAGTGCCGTCTAACATGAAGAGCCGGGAGGTTGAGACCCTCCCTGGCGGCATTACCTACGTCGATTCGCAGAGTCAGCAGGCTGGCATTCGGCCTGCGTTTGAGGTCAATCTGCGTCTTGATTATTTGCTGCAAGACATTCAAGACGTTCGCAACCGCATCGAGTCTTCGTTCTATGCGGACTTGTTCTTGATGCTGGCCAACAGCAATCCTGCGTCGCGCATGACCGCAACCGAGGTCGCAGAGCGGCACGAAGAAAAGCTGCTGATGCTTGGCCCGGTCATGGAGCGGTTGCATAACGAACTGCTTGAGCCGCTTATTGACTCTACGTTTATTCGCATGATGGAGGCAAACGTGCTGCCTACGCCTCCCCGCGAAATGCAGGGTGCCGACATCAGCGTCGAGTTTGTGTCGATGCTGGCTCAGGCTCAGCGTGCGATTGGCACCAACAGCCTTGATAGGTTTGTGGGTAGCCTTGGCTCAATTGCCCAGATGAAGCCTGATGTTCTTGATCGCTTTGATGCTGATGAGTGGGTGGATGCCTACTCCGATATGCTTGGCGTTGACCCCAACATTATCGTTAGCACCAATCAAGCCGCTATTGTTCGCGAAGCGCGAGACAAGGCCATGGCCGCCAAGGAGCAGGCCGCGATGGGTCAGCAGCAGGCGACGACGGCACGCGACCTCTCGCTGGCCAAGACCGGGCAAGATCAGAACGCACTGAACGATGTGATGAACATGTTCAGCGGATACAACTCACCTCCTCCATCACAGGTTTAATATGGCTCTGCCTTCTAAAGCTTACGCTGGTCATTCTCGCACTGGTCAGTGGGCAGCTACTAATACTCCTAATGCTAGCAATCCGGCTCGCGGGTTTATTCTTGAGCGTGATCCGGCATCGGAAGCAGTTTCTGTTACGGCAACCATTACTTTAATTGACTCGACGACTGTTGCGTTTGCACTGCTGTTGGGCCACCAGTACTACATTGAGAACTTAGGCGTAGCTGCCTCCGTTAACGTCTTGTACATCTGGTAATGGCTTTAGGGTTTGACAATACCGGAGGTCGCCGCGATCAGCCGGAGCGCATCCCTTTAGTTGGAGATGTGCTCCGTCGCGAGGTCGAGCGTCTCGGCTTTCTTCAAGCCCCTATCAGCGTTGCTGCGCTAGCTACCGGCACCGCCGACGATTCGACGTATCTGCGCGGCGACGGCACCTGGGCGCACATCGAAGTTGTGCGATTCCCGGTCAAGAACACTAGCGGTGGCACGCTTGCTAAGGGATGCCCGGTCTACATCACCGGAAGCGTTGGAGCTAGCGGCGCATCAGAAGTAACTGCATGCGATGCTAGCGACTCGGCCAAAATGCCGTGCGTTGGTTTGCTAGAAGAAGAACTGCTGAACAACGGCGAAGGGTTTGCCACTTCGTTCGGCGTGCTTCGCGGCTTGGACACAACCGGCTACACGATTAACCAAGTAGTTTTTGTGGCAGCTAGCGTGGGTGCCTTGACCGGCACGCGGCCTACCGCAGCAACGCATTTGGTGCAAAACATCGGTCGCGTTATGCGAGTGCATGCCAGCACGGGCGAGATCCTTGTGATGGGTCCGGGCCGCGTCAACGATGTGCCCAACTACACGGCATCGAGGCTGCTTGGGCGAGGTACTAGCGGAAGTGGCGTAGCGCAAGAAATCACGCTGGGCACCAACCTGTCGTTTAGCGGAACAACGCTCAATGCGACAGGTGGATCGGCGGGTGGAGTCATCACGAATGGTGACTACACCATGAACGCTGACTACATCCTTGGGCGCACAACGGCTGGCAGTGGTGCCATTGAGATTCTTTCAGTCGGTAAGGGATTAGAGTTAACGCCCGGCGGCATCCGCGTCCCAAACCTCGGGATCGACACGCCGGAGCTAAAGGCGTCGGCGGTGACGTACTCGAAGATCCAAAACGTCAGCGCGACCGACAAGCTGCTTGGGCGCAGTAGTGCTGGCGCAGGCGTAGTCGAGGAGATCACCTGCACGGCTGCCGGTCGTGCCCTAATCGACGATGCAGACGCCGCAGCGCAGCGCACGACGCTGGGCCTTGGCACGATGGCTACGGAAAGCGCGGCGAACTATGCGCTGGAGTCGCACGTTCACGACGCTGCCGACATCACGACCGGCACGATGGCGACGGCGCGTCTTGGCTCGGGCACGGCCAGCGCAACCACGTTCCTGCGCGGTGACCAGACCTGGGCGACTCCGGCAGGCGGCTCGTCGCCGGTCAAGTTTGCCGATGCGCCCATCCTTGCTGTCGCGGCCAACAGCACGACGCTTGTCGATCTCGTCAGCAAGACGGTCACCGTGACCGCTGGAGACACAATCGAGATCGAACTGACCGGCACAATCCTGAACAACTCTGGCGCGACTAGGACGTACACGTTTGAGGCCGAGCTTGGCGCGTTTGGCGTTACCTGTATTGACGGTACAACCATCGCCGCGAGCGCAACCAACCGCGCACCGATCAAGCTGCGCGCCGTGTACGCGGTCAAGAGCACAACCGAGGCTGCTGTAACGATCTTCGCGGAGCACTCTGCTCCCGGTGCGGCAGACACCGGCCTGTCCATCGCCACGACAACGTACCGGCAGGCGTGGCACACCAGCGCGAGCAACCTTACCGGCTCGCAAGCCGTGAAGCTGCGCGTGCTCTCGTCTGCGGCCACGGCGACGCAAACGTTCACCGTGTTTTCGTATCGCATCGTGCAACACCCGAAGGTGATCTGATGCCAGTTCCGAAGCTGATCTTGACGAACCCGCACATCGACATCGTGGGCAGCACGCTTGAGCGGTGCGTTGACTACCGGCTGACGGAAGCAGTCGAAGGCATCACCACGGGCGACATTGGCTACGTCCCCGACGACAACCTGACGAATGCCGACGTACTGGAGCACTTAAAGACGCTTGTCGTCGATGACATCAACTCACGCCAAACCACCTACACGTTCAGCCTTGACGAAGTGATGACCTGGGAGTGCTCGCTGTGAACACCGGAGGAACATTGACTGCCTGTGCCGCCGTAGGGATTGCCAGCATGGCTGGTTTACAAGCCGTTACTGCCGCAGATTTAAGCTGGAAGGATGTGCTAGGCGGCGGCGCGGCAGGCATGGTGATCTTCGTAGTGATCCTATTTCTGAAGTCCATCTCAGAAATGCGAAAGGAACACGGCGACACCGTCAGCAAGGTCAGCAGCGACTTTAGCGAAGCCGTCCGAGCTTCCACTAAGGAGTTTGCGGATAGCACGCATAAGATTATTGAGGCCGGGCGGCAGCACAACCAAGCCAACCTCACGATGCTTCAGCAGATCATCCAAGACTTACACGAAACTCGATAACTATGGGCAAGAAGAAGAAGAAGGGCGGCGCATATCGCGTTGCAGTTTGTGCATTAATGGCTTTAGTTGCCATGTCGTTAAGCGGCTGTCACTTCCTTCAGGACTGGGCGGCGGAGACGCCTGACCCTGCCGAACCGGGTACTGGCGATCCTCAGGCTGGCGGCAAGGTTCCGGTTCCTGGCAGTGGCATTGAGGTCGATGTGCTCGACATTGCAACTTGGGTTCTGATGGCTTTAGGCCTTGGCCCTGCGGCCCGCTTAGTTGGCGCGTCGCGTCCCCTGGTCGCCCCTTTGATTACTCTGTTGTTCGGCAAGCCGAAGCCTAAGGCTGAGCCAGAGAAGGCTAATGCCGGAGCCTGATCAGATGCATAACATCCTGATGGACGAACTCCATCAGATTGTTGGCCCTTACTGCGAAGACGAAGACGAATACAGACGCCTGGATAAGCTACAGCTTATTCGGGCGGTTGCCGCGATTCCTCTTAAGATGGCTAGGCAAGAAGACTTCAGTAGTGATGTTAAGACTATTGAAGAACAGCTTGCTTGCTTAAGCGTCTACGAGCGCACGAAGGTCCAAACTGCTGTTAACCAAGCTTGGGCTAGGGCGGCGGCTAGGGCGACCAGCCGCATTACCCTCCGCAGCTATTGACAGCACATAACAACATACATAGAATAAAAGCGTGAGCGAGTATCAGCCTACGGACATTGTTGGCCAAGAACAGGCGGAGCAAGACAGAAAGCTCCGCGAAAAGCTTGAGCAAGAAAGTGAGCAGGCTGACATTCGCTGGTTAATGAGTTCTAAGCGTGGCAGGCGCATTGTTTGGCGAATGATGGCAGAGGCTGGCGTGTTCAGGTCGGTCTTCAATACTAACGCTATGGCTATGGCGTTTACTGAAGGCAACCGCAACTTGGGCCTGCGACTCTTCAACATTGCCATTACGGCTTGTCCCGACTTGTTTTCGGTAATGAAGAAGGAAATGAACGATGACGGAAGCGATGACGCAAACCGCAACTAATCCAACTGCTGCGGGCGACGCCACTGCAAACTCTGCCCCCGCGCAGCAGGCCACGTTGGTCACTGCTCCGGCGGCTCAGCAAGCAACTTCAGGCGACAAGCCTGCTGCTCCTCCTGCTGCCGAAGTTAAGGCAGCCGATGTTCCATTCACGTTTAAGGCTCCAGAGGGCACAACCCTGGACAGTAACGTGATGCAGAAGTACGGCGACACGGCCAAGCAACTTGGCTTATCGCAGGACAACGCCCAGCGACTGATTGATCAGATCGCGCCTGCCATGCAGGAGCGCAGCAATGCGCTGAAGGCTCAGGAGCGCAGCGGTTGGGAAGAGGCCTCGCGTGGCGACAAGGAGTTCGGCGGAGAAAAGCTGAACGATAGCATTGCCATTGCTCGAAAGGCACTGACCCAGTTTGGTTCGCCTGAGTTAAGCAAGCTGCTTAATGAAACTGGGCTTGGTAATCACCCCGAAGTTATTCGGGCGTGGTATCGAGCCGGTCAGGCGATTAGTGAAGACCGCTACGTTGGCGGAAACCAAAGTGGTGCGAAGCCGAGCACTGCCAGGGACTTCAACTCGCTCGCGTCGGCTCTTTACCCTAACGGTTAACCATGGCTGTTTTAAGCAATTCGAATCTTACGCTCATTGATTGGGCGAAGCGCACTGATCCAGACGGTCGCATCCCGGTCGTCGCTGAGCTTCTTTCGCAAACCAACGAAATCCTAACCGACTGCGTCTGGAAGGAAGGCAATCTTCCGACTGGCGAGCGCGTCGTCATTCGCACTGGTCTGCCGACCGTCTACTGGCGTTCGCTGAACCAGGGCATTCCGAACAGCAAGTCCACGACCGCTCAGGTCGATGAGGCTTGCGCAATTCTGGAGGCCCGCTCGGAGATCGACAAGGATCTCGCGATGCTTAACGGCAACACGGCTCAGTTCCGCCTGTCGGAAGACTCGGCGTTCCTTGAGGCCATGAACCAGAAGATGGCGTTTACCATGTTCTATGGTAACCCGGCTTCGGACCCCAAGGAGTTTCTTGGCTTGGCGTCGCGCTACGGTAGCTCCGGTGCTGGCAATGCTGCCAACATCTTAGATAGCGATGGTGCCGACTCTTCCAACAATACGTCGATTGCAGACGGTCTACAGCGGTGACAACCGTATGCAGGCTCTCTCGACGCGCTACCAATGGAAGTGCGGCCTTGTCGTCAAGGATTGGCGTTATGTGGTTCGTATTTGCGATATCAACCACTCGCACCTTGACACCCTGACCAGCACGCAGACGACCACGGATATGCAGAACGTCATCTACCAGATGACTCGCGCTCTGCATCGTATCCCCAACCTGTCGGCTTGCCGTCCGGTGTTCTACATGCACCGCAAGGTTTTCTCCGGCCTGTCGATGCTCGCCATGGAGAAGAGCAATGGCGTCCTGGCTATTCAGCCGGGTCTTACTCAGTTCGGCACTCCGCAGAATTACCTGTCGTTCCTTGGTGTCCCGATTCGCAAGTGCGATTCTATCAAGCTGAACGAAGAACTTGTCTAATAAGGAGGAACACCAATGATTCTTGATAACAACTTACGTTTGGCCGACGCTGCGGCCTTTACTTCTGGTGCCCAGGGTGCTGTTTACGCCCCTAATAGCATTGACCTTTCAGTTAACCGCGATATTGGTCAAGGCACTGATCTTTTCGTAGTTTTCACCATCACGGCTGCTTTTACTGGCTCCGGAAGCGGTGGATCGTTACGCATTTTTAGTGCGTCGGGAGTTGACGGCACTGGCAAGGTTAACGCTGACATCAACGTAATTGCCAGCATGGATGTTGATGATACTGCTATGACGGTGGGCAAGCAGTATGTCATGGCGATTCCGCCGCACACGTTTAGGCCGACGGACGGCGTGCTTACTAATGGTCAGCGTTACATCTCTGCTGGCATCTTTAGTGGTGCGGCCATTACTGCTTTAAGCATGACCATCGATGTCACCCTGACTTATCAGGATGGCAAGAAGTTCTACGCCAGCGGCTTCAAGTTCACCGCTTGATCCTAGCGTAGTTTGACTGACCCTGCCGTGCCGCTTGGTGCGGCAGGGTTTTCTTTTGTCGGAAAGGAGAACTCAAGTGGCGAAGCGTAAGTTCCTGTTGGCAATTGGTCAGAGCAATAGCACGGCAATTGGTGATGCTCAATCGTGGGAAGACAACAACCCGCTGCTTCGCCTTCGAAGCCCGCAGGCGACCCCTTCGCAGACGAGTCAGGGAAGCTACAACGACTACTTCACCATGCTTTCGACGTTCCCTGGTGGCCCTCAGACGGGCCGCTTTGGCGAAGGTCCGAAGCGCGGTGGGTGGCAGTCGTTTGACGTTAAGGGCTTAGCTGCTCAGAACGTCAAGATGCTGACGTTCTACGACCCGGTTGCCAGCTACTTCAACCTTGGTGGTGGATACACCATTCGGTATCCTGGCACTTGCTCGACTCTTGCGGGCTGCACGACGGACAAGCTCGTTTCTACCGTTTACTGGCAGTACAACCCTAACGGGATTAAGGTTGTCCGCAAGAAGACCGGTATTGAGCACACCGTTGTAGTCACTTCGTACACGGGTTTGACCAACACGGTCTCGGTAACCCCGCCGATGATGCCTGCCCCAGAGCCTGGGGAGGACTTCAGCTACGAGATTCGCCTTGAGTCGTTCGATACCGGAAAGGTTCGCTTTTCCGCGATGTTCGGAGGCCTGTCAGATCTTGGCAATGCCCTCGACGTAGCCGCCGACAAGACTGCGGAGTTCGGCAACATCCTTCAGGACTCCGGCACTGTCGGTGCGCCTATCAAGGCGTACATGCGTTACTCGGCCAAGCCCATTCCTGACAACTCTTGCATTACGCTGAAGAGGTTTGAGGGCTTTGGCGATTGGGATCTTGCCACTTCGACCTACCCGACCGGCCCGAAGCGAGTCGTTTACTCTAACGAGAACAACCAGATCTTAGTGACTCGCACTGATGATGGCACCAACGCTATTGAGCACGGCTACAACGACGGCGACAAGGTTCAGGTAGGCATTACCGGCGGTGGCAGCAGCACGCTTCCTACCGGACTTGCTACGGCTACTACATATTATGTAGTTAAGGCTACTGCCACAAAGTTTAAGTTGTCGGCTAGCTTAGGTGGTGCGCCAATTACATGGACGAACAACGGCACCATTGTTGGTATTGAGACTTTCGATGTTCGGCGCGGTGTCCGCATTGCAATGGGGCCAACGACCTTGGCCAACACCTGGGCCACCAACGACTACATTGAGGTTCAGTCTCGCACCTTCTTCGGTGATGGTGCTGGCGGCGGAGCCAACGTTGCCGACACATGGGAGTTTGAGACAAACCAGCCTATTGCCATTAACCGGGTTGTTGCCCCCGCTGTACTGCCTACCGGGATCAGCATTAACACGGTTTACTACATCAAGAACCTTGTAAATGTTAGCTCTGGCATTAGCCGGTTTCAGTTTAGTCTGACTCCTGGCGGTGCTCCTATTGAGCTTACTGGTGGCACTGCGCCAAGCAGTGCGGCGCAGCTTCAGTTAGTGCATGCGCCGGAGACGTTGTATGCCAGCAAGCTTAAGGCCGAGCCGCTGTTCCTGGCTAACCCGCAAGTTATTCCACTTGTGCCCCTGTATGGCTTTCAGACGTTATCCCAGCAATACTTGACGGAAGGAGAGCGGGTTAGGTTCTCAACGGCTTTGCCGATTCCTCCCGAGTTCACCGCTGACAAGGATTACTTCATCAAGCGTAAGGGGCTTTTGTTTGAGAACGGTGGCTTTTTTGAGCTATCCGCATTTCCTGGCGGACCCGTTATTGCGTACACTCCTATTGGCGCAGTTGCAATTGAGCGAGTTGACCTCCCTCACATTTATGAGCTAACAAACTCGATTGGCTCAAGCGGCTACGTCTTGCCGTTTAGTGCTGGAGCCGCTGGCATTAACGTTCAGTCGTACCTAAACGGCGAAGTGTCTAACAGGTTTGCGCCTCAGTCAGTGTTCGGAATGCGGTTGTTGGAGACATGGCGAGGCAGCTTAACCGGCATTAAGCTTCGCAGCATCAGCGGTGCCAATAGCGGTCAGTCGGTCACCCTTGGTGATGTCTCCTACGAATTTGTTAGCGGACAGTATCGGTCTACTATTGCGTATACGGGCACCTTTGGTGCTTTGACCGTTAACGACAAGTTCGTTATGGAGCCGCCTACCGTTGCTAGCGTGGCTGTGCCGTGGCACAAGTGGGCGTATTGGCTGCCGTGGTCTCCGTTTGAGGGGCGGGCTTACGCCAACATCTCGCTTCCGACTACGATCACCGCAAGTTCTGGCGGGCAGATCAACGTCGGCATCGGCAACCTTACCAAGAACACCGCTTTAAAGCTTAGCTCGCGGGCGCGAGTTCTTCGCCGAGACTTTGTTGCCAAGGACGAGCGGGTGATTAGCTCGCTGACTGCTGCGGCTGGAGGCACGACGACGCAAATTGTACTGCCCGCGTCTTTTCCGAGTGCCGTCGGCTACTCTGTTCGATTCACTTCTGGCGCGAACAGTGGTCTATCTAGAGATGTGGTGCAGGACAATGTCGGCACTACAATTTACGTTGCTGCGTTCCCAAATGCGCCAAGCCCAGGCGACGCGCTTGACATTGAGACGCAGAACCTTGCGACCGACATTCACACGATTGACACGACTCCAGTACTTAGTACTGGCGAGCCAGGAAACGGATGGGTTGGCAAGTGGATGCGGTTTACCAGCGGTGCCTTGGCTGGGCAGTCTAGGCAGATCATCTTCTTTAACCCTGATAAGGTCAGGGTCAGCCCAGGGTTTACTGCTGCCCCGTCTACTGGAGATGCCTACGAGTTCGTAGAGCAAGGGCTTCCGTTGCCACTGTCGGACAACTCGACTTACTACGTTGTCGCCTCCACTACGACGCAAAGCACCATTAGTGCCACATACGGCGGCTCTGCCTTAACTAGCTCTTCCGCCATTACGGGCTACGGTTGCACGGCAACGACATACGATCAATACAACAAGTACAACCCTTACCCGCCAGGGTTTAACTACCCCAACCATTACGTTCCGGTTGCTGGGCCTTATCAGCCCTACGACGGCTTCAAGGCGCAATCGTTAGAGCCGAAGCAATCGCATTACGTTGGCTTGGGTAGCAAGCTGTACGACTACTTCGGCGAGACCATGCATGTTGCAGCTTTCGCTATTGGCGGAACTAACGTGTCTCACTCGGAGGTCGGGTACGGCGGCGTTGACCTTGGCTCTGGCTATGCGTGGTTTGATCCAGATCAGCAGGCAAGCTGGTCTCCAGGCGAGCCGAACAACTGCTACGCCAGACTGATGGATGTTTTGGACTCAGCCAAGACTGCCTTCTTGCTGGCGGGAGATACCGGAGAATGCGTAGGCATTGTCTGGCTGCAAGGAGAGAACGACGGCTCTAACTTAGAAGCCACGACTCGGTACAAGAACTCCTGCACTACGCTCAAGAACTCAATTCGCGCAGCCATCAAGGAGCGCGGAATGTATAGCGGCAGTGCTCATAAGATCCCTTGGATTCACCCGAAGATCAAGGTCGGCCCATGGCCTTACGCCGAAGAGCTTAACGAAGTTATCGAGAGCATGGTCGATGACGATCAGTACAGCCGCACGTTTGAGGTGCAAGACTTGGTGATGATGCCAGATGGCGCGCACTACAACGGTGAGAGCATGCACAAGATTGCTGGTCGTGCCTTTGAGGCACTGCTAGAGGTCTACCGCATGGGCACGAGCGAGGTAGACATCTGTAACCTTGCACTGGCCAACATCGGCGATTCTGGCCAGATCACCAGCATTGACCCGCCTGACGGCTCTACGCAGGCTGCGCTTTGCGCCAAGTTCTACCCGGTTGCCCGAGACAGCTTGCTGGAGATGCACCCGTGGGACTTTGCCACTAAGCGCAAGGCTCTTGATGCGGTAGACAACCTGAGGACCGAGTGGCAGTACGCCTACTCTGTTCCCAGCGATGTTGCCAGCGTCATCGCCATCATGCCGCCAGACGCCAAAGACGATCAGTACGACTACAAGACCAAGGTCGCTCAGAAGTACATTATCGAGTCGGACTCGTATGGTAATCGCATTCTGTACACTAACCAGCAGGATGCCAATATTCGGTATACGGCCAAGGTTGCTGACTCGACGGCTTTCAGCAAGCTGTTCGTCATCTCTTTAAGCTGGCACTTGTCTGGGATGCTGGCTGGGCCGCTGATCAAGGGTGACGTTGGCGCAGCAGAAGCTCGTAGATGCAGCCAGATGATGGCGTTCTACATGAGCAAGGCAACTCAACACGACAGCATCAACAAGCAGTTAGTACCCCCTACTCACACGGCTCCCTGGATGAGCAACCGGTGATCTATGCCTAACGTTCGAAACCTAAGCCTTTCGTTTAACGGCGGAGAGTTGTCGCCGGAAATGTATGGTCGCATGGACGACCAGCGGTATCAGTTTGGCGTTCGAACGATGAAGAACCTGCACTGCTTGCCTCAGGCACTAACTACTTCCGCTTCTACGAGAACAGCCAGCAGGTCTCGTACCAGTACACGGCATTTGACTACAAGCTGCCAGCCACTGTGACGATTGCCACAGGAACTGGTCTTGTGTCATTTGGATCAGCGCATGGCTTCTCGACAAACGAAGCCATCGGGTTTTCGTGCAGCGGCAACATGCCGATCATTACATCGTATTCGCCTATTGGCTTTACGGTGGCTAGCGGCCTGTACAACACGATTACCTCTGCGGCACCGCACAAGTTCGTTGTCAACGACCCGTTTAGTCGGGCGCAGCCTGTTCCGACCGGTGGAGACCCGTACTTCTACGCCGAGCCTACTGCCGCGTACAACGTCGGCTACAGCTTTAGGGTGAGGAACTCGGCTGGTGCTGCGGTAACTCCAACCACTGGTGGCCCGGCCATTACTGGTGCCTACTACCTGTATCTGTCCAGCATCGATACTTCGGTAAATCCAAGGCAACGCAGCGACAGGTATTATGTTGACATCGCTTCGTCAACTGCGATCAAGGTTCGCCCGATTAGCGGAGTTACTTCTTGGGGCGGGTTTACAACCGCAGGAACTGGCACGTTAAAGTGCCACAAGTACTATACTCCAGGCCAGATTGTCTACTGGTCTAACCCTGGCGGAGTTGGTCAGGCCGCTGGTTACTACGAGTGTACGGTAGCTACTTACTCTCAGGATACTGGGCCGGAAGTGGGCAAGTGGACTTTAAAAGGTAACGTGCCGCTAGAGGTTGCCAACCCAGTTACTTACGCAGAGTCGGAGCTTGCAGAGCTTTCTTACGCTCAAAACGGCGCGACCATTTTAATCGCGCATAGAAAGTATCAGACCGTTCAGATCAAGCGAATTAGTCAAGGCTGGTCAGCCAGTCTGCTAGCCATTAACTCTGAGCTTGATCCGCCGTCTTCGGTGACTGCTACTGCAAGTGCTGGCCCAAGAATTAGCATTATCGAGTCTGCACTTGGCACTAATACTCACGCAGTTATCTTGTGCGCTGGCAATAATGAGCATGGATATGTAATCGGAGATTACATCTACTTCAGAGGCACTGGCATCTCTGTACTAGATAACAACATTTGGTGCATTGCCCTTCCGTTTAACCCTAGCACTAGTGCCCAGAAGTATCGCTTCACGCTCAAGGCGTGCGGCCTAACCACAGGGTTTACCAACGGAGCACCGCTACTGCATTCAGCCGTTGGCGCAGCTAACCCAGTAACGTTTAACTCTGGTGCTACGGCTGAACTTTGGCCAGATGGCAGCGAGTCTACCAACACTTACACCGTCACGGCAATTAACAATGACGGCATCGAGAGTGAGCCATCTTCGCCTGGGGCGACCATAGTAAACAACATTTACCAGCGTGGGGCATTCAACACTATTACTTGGACCCCCGTGGCTGGAGCGGTTAAGTACCGCATCTACCGGCAGTTTAGTGGCTTGTATGGATTAGTGGGCGAGACGGATGGCGGATCGGCTCAGTCGTTTAAGGATGAGAATATCTCTCCTGACTTTAGCGTTAACCCGCCGAAGATTGACCGGTCTCTGGAGTCGGCTGGAGAGTATCCGCAGGCTGTCGCGTTTTACGAGCAAAGGTCGATCTTCGCCGGTACGGGTGCTTACCCTAGTAAGATATGGATGACTCGGTCGTTTACCCTTAACGACCTAGGCTTTCGCATCCCGTTTCAGGCAACTGATCGAATTGCCTTCTCCTTAGCTAGCAAGGAGGTGCAGACCATTCGCCATGTGGTCCCGCTTCAGGACTTGCTGGTTCTAACCGACAAGTCGGAGTACCGGGTAACCAGCGTCAACAGCGACGGCATTACGCCAACCTCGATCTACGTCCGCCCTCAGAGCTTTATTGGAGCGGAGGCTGGCTTTGATAGCCGGGTCGGTGGCTACGTTACCGGTGACATCAGCCTGCGTGCCTCCCACCTGTTTGATAACTACACGGTAACCGATCTTGCCTACACCCGCGCACCGCAGCCTATTGTGTGGGCTGTGTCCTCGACTGGCAAGCTCCTGGGCTTTACCTATGTCCCTGAGGAGCGTGTCGGAGGTTGGCACCAGCACGTTACTGACGGTGTTGTTGAGAGCATCGCGGCGGCGCAGGACAACGAGTCGGATTACCTGTACGCCATCGTCCGAAGATCGATCAACGGAGTAACTAAGCGGTACGTCGAGAAGATTCAGATGTCCGTTTTAGAGACCCTGCCAGGGGCGCAGTATCTTGACTGCTTTGCTCTTGGTAGTTATACTAATGCATCTGCTGGCCATACCATGACGCTGTCTTCGGTTGCGTCTGGGGGCTTTGCGGCCAAGGAACTGGTTCAGATTACTAGCAGCCAGTCTACATTTACGGGTTCGGATATCGGCGACCAGCTTCACCTGACCTACGTCGGTGGCGAGAAGGTGGTGGTGTCTATCTCAACGATTCAATCCGGCACAGTAGCCCTTGGGTCGCTTGTTGATGCAGCCCCTATTCCGACTCAGAACGTTGCGACCAACTCGTGGGCGTGGGCCAGGGACAGCTACAGCGGACTGTCGTTCCTTGAGGGCAAGACGGTCGGCGTGATTGGAGATGGTGAGTACATTGGAGACTTCAC